CGGCGTCATTGGGTGATTGATGGCCGATCGGTTGAGTTACAAACATCAGCGCATAAACAAATCCGAGCACGGTGACGGCAAAGACGCTGGCAAGGATAATTCCGACGATCACGATTAGTCGAGCGTGAAGCTCCTCGGGTTTAAGGCGTGCTCTCATAAATCAAATCCCGTGTGCATGTTCCAGATGGGTTGCAGAGTGGTGGTTCGCATTCTGGTTTTTGCCAGTTGGCTGGGTCTTGGCATGGGTAGCGATATGACCCGTCATAACCGCATCCAGCGCAACCCCACAAGACGACCGCGATGAGCGCTCCGTAGCCGATGAGGTAGCGCCATTTCATTACGCCTCTGGGCGCGTAAGTGGTGCTGGAGGGTTTTCTTTATGTTCCCACAAAATAAGCGTGGTTCCATCCAAAGCCCAGCCGTTATCAAAACCAGCGTCAATTAATAAGTCAATAACTTCATTATGGGTCATGCTGAAACTTCCATCAAAATAATTGTTGACAAACTACTATCAACTTGCATAGTCACCGACGCAACGCCAGCACCGTTTGCAAATTGCGTTTTATAAGTAGTCGCAGAAACCGTATTTGGACTGTCTAACTTAATTAAACTTATTCCACCTCGTACATCGTTTGCCACCCCATTAAAAAATTGGGAAAACAGGTTTGCTATCGCTGTTGAACCACGAACAATTTGACAATCAATTCTGTTTCCTAAGTTTTGTGCGCCTTTTTGGCAAACAGAATGATTTGCATAAACCAAGATTTTGCTTGAAGTTGATGATGGTGTAATCGTTGCGGATAAGCCAGTATCAGCCATCGTTGCAGATGATGAAGATGCAGTAGTTGAGTATGTTCCTTCAACGACTTGCAAGATGCGAAACGCGCCACGGACGTCATTCATCTGTGCTGCGGTCAAAACCTGACCAGCGGTAAACGATGCTGGAAGTGTGGTTGGTGTTGCCATAGTGTCTCCTATCCTAAAACATTGAACTGGTCAAGTGTGCCATACGTCAGGTTGTCCAAAATTAGCTCATAAACGATAACGGTCGGGGAAGTCGAGTACAGCACACGGTGGCCTGTGGAATAATCCAGGTAATGCTCAATGCCTTCAACGCTTAAGTCTTGTGCCAACTGGGTTGTGCCGGCACCGCTCGGGAATGTCTTTTCTATTGCAATCGTGTCGCCAATTTCTACGGTTGCCAGCGTGTCCTTTTGGGCGTCGGTCAACATTAGGAACTTGGTTTCTACCGATGTGAACCGTGGTTCAGGCTGTGGATTGAGCAGGTAACTGGCAGCTGTGTTTATGGCGGTTTGCTCGTGTAGCAGGCTGTTTAAAATGCTGTTGGTCTGAATGAAATAGGTTGCGATTGAGCCTGCGTTGGTTGCTGTTGCTGTTTTGCCGTCTAAGCCTGTTACCACAGACCTGTTGATTACCTCGTTTGCCTCAAACGAAATGCCTAAACCGTCATAATTAATTTCGGTGCCATCGTCATGGAAGTCGGCTACCGACGCGCTAAGGGTTGTTCCAATGCGTTCCTGAAATGTAAGCGTGCCATCCCTCGACATAAACACACGCCCAAACTCTGCTGTTTCATTGATCTGCGTTATGTATTGCAGCACGTTTGTTCCTGCCGGCACGGTGTAGTTGCTGTCATGACCAAGGTTGACTGTGCCTGTTGCGATGTTTCGTTGTAGCGCAGGGAAATTAACCTCTGGCAAATCAAGCACAGTTTCTATGCGCTCGCCAGATGTCTCGGACGTCACATTTAGTTCGTTCATAAAGGTCTGTGACAGCAGGTAAAACTGGTCAGCGCAATACACGGTCACGGTGTCTAAACCGCCCAAAGCAAAGTTGTAGTCATAGTTGACGACATAGCCCGAGAACAGGTATTCAGGGTCGCCAGCAATGTCGTAGCGGATGAGCTGCACTTTCCGCATAGGTGCAAGACCTGGCTTGGATTGCGGTGTGTCGTAATACGGACTGTTGTCGTCAAACGGGTTGAAAATGCCGTCTACGTCGCGGATGGTAAATGTCATTGTGCCAGCGCTGAACTGGTCTCCAACATCTCGACGACCGCGCCTGACTTTAATGTTTGTGGTGTCTGCCATGACGTTGGCATATTCGGTGTTTCCGTCAAGCACGAAAAATGTGTTGTCAAGAACTCCAGATGTCACGTTGTTAAGCGTGAATGCGTTAACAATGAAACCTGTTTCTATTTGCAGGTCATAGTTGCCTGAATCAACGACCGCAACGCCTGGCATTAGGCAATGTTCAGAGCCAACGGCCCTGCACTCCGTGAGTAGGCGCGCAACGCGTTAACAACAGATTCACCAATTTCGGCGCTTGTGGCAAGGCCGCCAGTCACGTTGATGGTTACGCCGCCGCCTGTGGCCATGCGATCTAATGGCACTACGGCTTCTGGGCCTGCCTCACCGATTAGCGCCAAGGTAGGTGACGACACGATGCCACCTTCGGCCAGTCGAGGAATGCTCATACGTCCAGGTGCAGGCGTATTTGATGTTTTGCCCAATTGAGGCACGGGAACAGTTGGCGCTTTTGGCAAATCAGGCAACAACGGAATTGAGTTATACGCGCTAATGATTGCGTTAACTGCGCCGATCGCAGCGTTGACCATGCCAGCAAAGAACCCAATGACCGTGTTGACAATTAAGTTGATGCCGTCACGGAACCACTCAAACTTGTTGTACGCGGTCACAAGACCCACGATCAGCAATGCGACGCCTGCTGCAATAAGGCTGAATGGGTTGAGCGCCATGGCAATGTTTGTGGCTACGATCGCAGCGGCAATTATGCCGATAGCGGCTGCAATAGCCAAAAATGCTTTGGGGTTGTCTTGAGCCCATGCAGCAAACTTGTTAAGCACAGGCAAAACGGCTTCAAGGACAGGCAACAAGGCAGCGCCGATTGATTCTTTCGTTTCGCCAAGCGAGTTGGTCAAAATCTTCATTTTGCCTGCAGCGGTTTCAGCACTTTTGGCAGTAGCACCACCAAAGGTTCCGCCCAGCACGTCCATAATTTCGTTAAGGCTTGCGCCTTCTTTAATCATCGTTGCCATTTCTGGGCTCAATGATCGAAGCGCCTTAAAGTTGCCTTGGTAAGCCTTAGCAAGCGCGTCTGCAACCGTGCTGGAATCGGTTTGCAACGCTGTACTGATATCCATGACAAGGTTCATGTCCTTCATGGCAAGATCAACGTCTTTTGTACCGCGCACCAAAGCCTCAAGGCTCTTGCGATATTCGGTGTCGGCAATGCCAGACGCTCGAGACATTGCGCTGATCTGATCTTCAATTTGTGCAGTCTGGGCTTTGCCTGCGCCAGTCACATTTTGCAAAGTAAGCGCTAACGCCGCCTGCTCCTGCTGATCTTCCATTGCAGCCTTAGTCGCGTCACCAAGTGCCAACGCTAAACCGCCAAGCGCCGCAGCTGCCGGCACCGCCGCCTTCTTAATTGCAAACTGGGCTTTTTCCGATGTTGTTTCCAGTTGCTTAAACTGCTTAATAGCCTTATTAATGCCCTTGCCATCAAACTCTGAAATGATCGGGATATTAATTGCCATTATGCGGTCTCTCTGTTTGCTTCATCCATAACGCGCTTGACCAATTGCTCCATCTCGGACATGACATCACCTTGGCGTTGCTCGTATGCTTTCCACATTACTCGCGAACGACTGCCATAGCGTGCAGTTAGCGCACGTCCAAGAGAACCAGCCATAGACGTGTCAAACATGGTGCCAGTTGCGCCTTTCCATTGAATGGCAAACGTGCCCACATTGGTTGTGTTTCCGTTGTATTCCTTAATCGCTCGAGTATTAATTTTGGCAGCAATTTTTTGTTTCATGCCAGGTATCCAAGGCAATATCTGGAAGCCTGATCGGGTTTGCCAATTGCGCGCCATACCAGATAACGGGACGCCAGTAGGCACAAATTTGTTTGCATCGTCTATAACAGGTTGAACAATCTTTTTGTAATCCTTGGTAATTTCTCGGCGCAATGATTTGTCAATCTTGTTAAGGGTCTTCAAGGCATCCTTTAGCCCGACTACCTCAACCCTTGCCGATACTTCCGCCACGTTATCTCCGTTTTTTGTTTGCCTCGTTAAGCACTTTAATGACCGTTGCTAAGTCTCGTGAGTCAAACGCAATGTCGCTAGGCCACCAACCGACCGCGACTAGTACTTCTGCTAGTTGGCGG